AGGTTATCGCATATGCCTGTGAGAGAAACCCCAAGAAGACGTTCTTCATCACATGTATCTTTCCATATCTTTCTCAAATACCTAAAGTTAGTGAAGGAGGATTGGATAGTTCCAAGGATTGCAGCAATCTTAGCTTTTCGTTGAAGGTCCTCAACGCTATCTGTAGCTCGGACAACCACTTCCGTGAGATTACAGAATTGGAATGGTCGAAGGATAATCTCCGAACATGGGTTTGTGCCGAAATCATATGTTGCATCACGGCGTCCACTTCTGGCAGCAATGCCTTGGCAAGCATATCGACTGAAAAAGCCGGGTTCTCCGGATTTACTATCATACAGTTCTTTCCATTTCTTCATGAAGAAACCTGTGTCAGGGCGACGATTGTCATAGACAGCAGAATTGTTAGCCAACCGTCTCTGACCATTCGCTTCCCACCACGCTCCTGACTTCGCGTTAGACATTCTATCATCAGTACAATCAAACAACGAAATCATAGCTGATCGACGTACACCACCAACTACAACTACATCAGCAATCTTGCACATCAAGTCATGACACTCAAGTGAGCTCAATCTACGACCAGACGCCCCTTTAAATAGACCGATTGTAAAACGGAACAAATCTTCCAGAGGCTCTGGACCTGAAGCCCTTCCTCCAAAAGTTTTAAGTCTCGCTCCCGCAGGGCGAACTCTTGAGATGTCCCACTTGGGAGTCTGACCTGCAATGAGAAGGGATATGAGTTCCCTGAGACTTTTTGCCCACCCTTCTTTACTATCTGCCACTGTAATGACTGTGTCGGTGTCTTCAAAGGCTTCGGAGATTTTTGGGAGTTGCTTGACATACTGTTCCTCTACTGAATACCCTACGCCTGTACCACACAACAAAACGTACATGGCTTCATCGAAGGACCTAGGACTATCAACAGGTAGGTATGCACAATTATATGCTGCAACATTGCACCTATCCATAGCAGCCCCTGCGGTCATCAAAGCCCGCATACTCGGCATCACTTCTAGGTTGTAGATAGCGTCATAGATAGATTCCCAATCGCCAATCGTACCAGTCCAGTTAACCCTCTTGCCATAATAATCAACCAACCGCTTTACGGTTTCATCCCAGTTCTCACGCCTTCCTTCGCTGTCTAGCCACTTAGCGTACCGGCTTTTATAAATAAATTCTTCATAGATACTTGGGAATGGATTATTCACTCGTTACTCCTCGATGGGCCGTGATAGCTGTAGACAAAGAAGAGAGGAAGTTAGACCACAAGTTGACATCGCCTATCAACTTACTGACCAACTCCCTCTCTGCGTCTGACTCCAACTCCATCGCAACAGTTCGTTCGTCTTCTCCGTAGATAACAACCAACTTATTTTCGTTGATAAAGATGAAGGCTTCGTTCATTAGTAAGCTCCGCTTACGTCAACATGAGCATTACTCATTAATTAAGAACTTCCCTGAAAGCATCAGGAACCGGCATCATCTGAAGCGGCCAGTCCAGTGCCCTAGGGGCTGAGAATACGGCCTTGTCGCCGCACTGAGCAATGAGCACTTCATGGGTAATGATTGTCTGTTCTTCCATCTCCTCAGTAACGAACTCTGTCGTAATACTTGCACGAGTTAGAAGAGAAGTTAGATTAGTCAGGACTTCTTCATCCGTCCAGCCTTCAATCTTATCGGTCTTAATCAAATTCTTCTGTCGAATCGACTTCTTCGCTGCCATAATATTCCTTATATTTCTTAGAGGTTATTCTCTGGTGGTATTTAGATTTGTGAAGGTCTCTTGTAATATGATTACGTCGTCGAGCGGCTCTCCGCTCTTTCTCAGGCAACCGCCCGATACTCCCCATAGTCTTTCATACCTTCATAAATAATTTTATATTCAGGATAGTGACGACGCATAGCAACTGCTACAGCATGTTCGCCACATGCACCCGGAGAATTTTCCCAGCCCGGAAGCATATAAATAGCATCGGAGCTAATTACCTTTTCAACATCCCAGAGATAGACCTCACGGAAATTAAAACCATCCTTAGCTGCTTGAACTGCATCACCGTTCTTAAGTGATGCCTCGCTCAATGTCTCGCTTTCTTTTTCTGCCGGATTAAAGACTGTCCAACCTTCCGCGCGAAGCTTTGAAGCAACAGCATTAAAGACAGGAAAATTAAATTCAGGGTAGCCAGTCATGGGACCAGCAATATAAATTGATTTAGACATAAATGTCACCATTCTCTTTGATTTTAACGTCTTCATAAGGAGCAGCTACTCTCCTATAAAACTCTAGTTTGGCTCCTTCAAGAGCGCCTAGAACATCGTTAATGCCTTGATATCCGCCTATTGAATTGTAGTACTCTTTAATAATCGTCGTTAGAATGTAATTCAACTCACCAACACTTTTAGGATGACTATTCAAGTCGTTAATATCCCAACGATACCAGCGGTTTCTAATATAAGGCATTAAGCCAAATCCTCTTCTACCGCACGAAGCTCTAGTTCAAGCCGCGCGAGGGCGTTCCATGCTGCGTGGGCGGCATGTAGAAGTCCACTATCAATATCCAGAACTTCTCCTTCTCCCTCATAGATAAGGTGTCGTACCAGTGCATCAGAGTATCGATTGTATCCATCGGGAACTCCTTCCCATCCTTTCCAAGCGTACTTACTAGCTCCGAAAGCGGACACCTCGGCAACTGCGCTAATTGCCCTAGGGAAGTAATCAATTGCGCCGCGAAATACGGGAGACTTTGCTCCGTCATACTTGATAGCACCTTTGGCAATGTCTTCCGGCGTGTCATTAGTAATTTCTTTCATGTTCTTCCTGTTATAACTATCAATGGCTACCTTTAGTTTAGGTGAAATATAGCCATCTAGAATTGCAATTTGCACGTCCCAATGAGGGAGGCTACTCAGAGGAACTCCGTAGTATGTAGGCTCATTTGCCGTAGTTGAGGTAGTCATCTAATTCTGCCTTTTTCTCATCGACATATTCTTCCAGAAGATCAATTAAAATGTCAGTAGGTACATCGAGAAGGTCTACGAGTTCAGTAGATGTAAAATAATCACTCAGTCTTTTCTTGAACTCTTCATCCATTACTTAATCTTTCTACGGGTGCCTTTAGACCATGATCCACAATTTTGACAATGAAGCCGTTGAACAGCGTAATACTTACTACGATAATATCCACGCTTTTGTACGTGCTTGCTACCGCAATTACCGCATTCATGAGCCGAGTCACCAAGATGTGGATGGTTCTTAATGAAAGGCAAAACCTTTCGATACAATCGAGCAAGAAGACGAACATCTTGAATACAATATCGAGTCATTTTCTTCTGGGCCGTTTCTTTACCAGCAAGGACATCACGCCACAAAGTAAAACCTTCGTGCTTGAGTTTTCCGCCAATATTGAGAAGCGGTCCGATGTAAGCTAGACGGTTCATGTTAAAGCCAAACTTCTTCACAGTCTTAATGATATCAATACTCGGGACATCAGGAGTAGGGCTAAGACCAGCCAAGATAATCTCACCATTGATCTTAGGTAGGTCATATTTGTCCCCATTATAGGTTACGACAGCGTCAGCTTCTTCTAGCAAAGACTTAGCAGCCTTTGCCATTTCAACTTGACCGTGTTCCCAGAGTGAAAAGAATAGAAACTCCTTCGATCCTCCCCAATGAGCACAGAAACAAAGCATACCGCCGTGGTCTACAATCTTTTCCGGAGATGTATTACTATCCCACATATCAAAAGTATAGACGAGGGCTGGTGCCCATTCAATGTCAATAAATAGTAGTTTACGTTTCATTTCTTTTCCTTTTCACTGGATGCCGCTTCTTAGGGACAAACCAACCCGTTCCTTTCTCGAGGTAGTCGGCAACCCGTCTAAGAATTCCAGAGTCCCTGTGTCGGCCCACAATGCGCCGGTTACAGTAATTACAAAGGAGTCCCCTAATCTCTCCGGTAATATGGTTATGGTCAACGGCGAGACGTGTAGTAAATTCGGAATGATGTCTTTCACAAACTCCGCAACATTCGTTTTGTCTCGCAAGAAGCTCCGCATACTGTTCGAGGCTAAGTCCGTATTTATTCCGTAGGTGACTTGCTCGTTTTCGATCATCATTCATCTTCTACTGGTCCTGAAACTTCTGGGACGTCAGGCTGTCTCTGTACAGTTGTAAGATAGCGTGGGCCTGTTGAATAGATGAATGTACGTAGTCCGGGCCAGCACCTAAATTTGTGAGCACAGTATGAGCACGGTGTATCAAGTTTTCGATTACCAGATTTTCCATCTGGAACATCTGAATAACACCTCTCTGGCTCGTGATCTTGAGAAATCACTTCCTTAAGGTGTGCGATACGCACCTGTGGGGGATGATGACCTATAACAATACTAGACAAAGGAGAGATACAATTACTTCCATTAACCTTGTCAATGGCCCACCACGCTGCCTCCTTACCGGGTGTTAGTACATTGGCATATCCTGCCAACTGTGCTACATATCCGAAAGGGTCTTCTTCTGTAACTGTTTTGTCTTTGAACTTTTTATAGCCGAAAGAACTCGCTGATTTGACATCAACAACGACACCGTCAATGACTGCGTCAATGTGCCCCTTGATGCCGTCAACTTCAACCTCTTCTTGCTCTCGTTCAACGACATGTCCAGCCTCCTTCGCTAGAAACAGAAAGACCTGTTCAATTACGTCTCCATACAAGAACTTGAGATAGGTCTTAGGTGTAAGTGCTTCCTTCGACCCATCAGGATGGGCATCATACCAGATTTGCCTATCTGGTTTACCTAGCGCAGAGAAGCGAAGTACGTCTGAAGAACTCCTCTCTGCTTGTTCTGCAAAGCGAGTATGAAGGAGTTCTTTAAGATTCGAGCACAATTCATTTAGATTGTTCTCATTTGGTACGTGATGTTTATCAGGATTGAACAGCTCCTCTACATCTCTTGGGAGAGTATCAAGTTCAGGCACTATCTTCCTTTTCCATATTTTCAATGCTCTCTACTTCTGTATCTCCGTATGTCCTGTGTTCGATATAACAATAAGGAATATTATCTTCTTCGATAGGACGGGGATAATAAGAAAGAGCTTTCTTGGCCTTAGCAAAGGCCTCTCCTTCAGAGTCAGCGTCAACTACTAACGTAACAACATCAGTTACTCGATGACGGACTTGTGCTATTAGTTGAAACCTTTGCATAAATCTCCAAAAAGGAGGCCCTCGCACACTTTATCAGTGTGCTTTATCCTACCATTCACTGTCACTCTTTCGTGAGTTTCAGCGAGGGACTTAATATTAGAAAGTAATTTCGTCGTCTAGATCGTCAAGGTCAGTGACTACGGATTTCTTCGCACTAGTCTTAGGCTTAGACGGCTGAGACGGAGCACCCATTCCGGCAAATTCATTACTAACATAAGGAACTAGATCAGTAATCCTAATAGCTGCTGTCCAAATACTCTTCTTCTTAGTCTTACCCCAGTCTGCAATCGTAAGCTTTACGTCTGCGGTAGAACCATTTCCGATGTGCTTGGTCCGATCCCATTCATTGTTATCGGAGTCATAGACTCGGATTGGATCATTCTTCTCACCTTCGCTATTAAGTTCGGGCTTCTTAAGATTTAGGAACTGTCCTTCAATAATCCCCTTAGAATCTTCTTTCAACCTATCAAGCAAGCGATGCTCCTTCAAGAAGGATACATCATCAGGAACGAACTGATACGTCCACTCCCTACCATCACCGTCATAATTCGTAACTGGCTTGCCAAGAATCTTTGCCCAATACAACTTACCAGTTGCATACACTGTAGTATAGTCTGCCATTCTTATTTTCCTTTAAGTTTCTATTACAAGGGCTATTACCCTATACACCTATTATATCAGATTTTAATTAAAAGTCAAGTATTAAATCTAAAATGCAAACAAAGACCCGGGTACGACATACGATTGGGCATCGAAAATGCATGTAAAGAGGTAAATTCTCTGTTCTTTATTAAGAAGGTTCAAAGCTTTTGCAGCTTTCGTAGCAATAACAAACTTCTTATAAAAGTCAGGATAAGACGTCACAATATAGTTTTTATTGCCCTTACGCCACGACTTGAAATCGCCATTGTTACAATACGTTTCATCGCTGCCATCAGTAACTAATGTAGGTTCCCGCCCAAGTTCAGCCAAAGCTGGTTCATAACCTTCCTTAACAAGTATAACAGTATCAATATCCGTATTATTAACTGGAGGATTACAAATATAATTACTGCCAGTAGGCGACGACTTAATTACAAAATCTTCATAGAAATTCATTAGTCTATCCTCTTACATTTCTCAATGAAATCATCAATCTTATCGTTGTAATCATCACCACAATAGAGGCGATAATACGACGTATTTACCAACCAGTCCGCTAATTTGCGGAGTTTTTCTTCACTTACAAGTATAGCCATTATACAACATCAATGCGTTTCTGCCCATGTCTTTCCTTGCTTAGCGTCCGCATCGAGCGGGACGCTGAGATTAAGGACTTCACCAGATAGTCGAATTGCTTCAATACTATGTCTGGTGTGCTCGGTTGAATCGTTAACCGAAACGTCGTATTGCCATTCGTCGTGAATGTCTCCAACCTTAAGACTGTCGAGTCCTTGACGCCTAATATTTGCTTCAAGTAGAACGGCTCCCATGCCCATAACGCGGGCACCACTACCTTGAAGCTTGTAGTTAAGGGCAGCATGTGGACTTGGACATACAACTTGTGATCCGTCCACGAGTGATACTCTTCCATTCTGTTGTTCCTCTTGACACATTTCGATTAGCTCTTTTAACCCTAGCTTCTCAAGAAACATCGTTCTAATCCGACCACCGTCTTTTACTGAGACACCTAGTGTAGCTGCAATCTTAGGAGCCGCTGCTCCATACATAATTGCATAGATAAGTGTCTTAGCTTGAGGGCGCGTAATGCCAACTAAGTCAGCATTGTACTGATGGGGGTCGCCCTCAATGACCTGTTTGGTAAAGTCAGGTCGTCGGAGATAGTGAGCGAGCATCCGGAGTTCGAGGCCTGCTGCATCAGTACCGACAAGAACTCTCCCCGGTCTTGCAACCCACAAATTCCGAGCTTCATAGGTGTAGAACCCTTCTTCTCCCCTGAGAACCCGCTTCTCGACCACCACACCGTTACTGTCTTTTGTTTCTTTGACCCTAACTGCTGGAATATTTGCTGTATTAGGTGATTGGTGTCTAAACCGAAGGGTGTCTGCAACGAACAACTTGCCGTGTATACAGCCATCTACTTCATTCCAATTCTCTAACCATGTATTTATCATATTGGCTCGTCCATTGACAGCCATCCATTTAGCTATTAACTGAACTTCAGGGACATCATTCTCTTCTAGAAACTCTTCTAGAGAGGGCGACATCTTTCCTTTATCGAAAGGTTTTGGATTACCGCCGCCTCCTTTGTCGGTTACTGGGGTGAATTCACGAGGTTGCCATCCGAGTTCAAGTAGCCGATCAATTCTTTGTTTAGGGCTTCCAATGTTAAACTCCACATCTTCAAATGCTCTATAAATTCCGTCCTCGGGACCATCTTCAATGCTGTATCGGTTACAGTCCCGTTGGTAAATTGAAGACAATTCTCCACTTTTTGTAGTGATCTTAGCAGTTCGCATAAGCTTTCGCTCTGCCGGGAAGATAGTTCGGATTTCATCTCCGAGTTCATGTTCTCTCTTTCGTAGATGTTGATAAAGTTCAAGCGCTCTAGGACCATCAAACCTAAACCCATTCTGATACTGTCGCTCAAGTATAGTTGTCAGTCGATGTTGTAACCAGATGCTTCGTTCAGAAAAGCCTATACGGGTCAGTGTCTTAACCAAACGTCTAAAAAGCTCTGCTGTGATTGAAACATCTTGATGACAATATTCAATCATTGCATCAGACAGACCAGACCAGTCATGGAACTTAATCTTAGGTTTCTTCAGGCGTTCTCCCCAAGCATCTAGTGAATGACCATTGTCTAAAGACGGAGAATACAACGTACTAAGCACAAGAGTATCTATACAGTTATATACGCCCAAGGTTGTCTGACACAGCCTATTAAGTGTTGGTCCGTCAAACTTTAAGATGTTATGACCAACAAAAATTGCATCGGTGTTCGACTTGAAGAAATCTATACACGCTCGTTCGCCGAGACATGCGCCCTTCTCGTTTGTTTTAACATTCTGCCAACACATTACCCAAATCTTAGTTGCATTAAGATCATCAGTTTCAATGTCGATTACATAAATGTCTGTTTTCCATTCTTCGTAATCTAAATACATTTAATCTCCTTTAGGACATAGAATCAAATTCGTGGCCAACAGCATTGCCTCCGCTTTCATATTCATATGCTAGTTCCTTACTAAGTTCTTCTAATCTTCCGGTCATTTCATTATAATACAACCAACAAGCTGGACCTGTTCTACCAAACTTACGATTCTTTTCTACCGAAACCCGAGTAATATTACGACGCCAATCATTGAGGTCTTTCTTATTACGCTCTAGCCGAATGACAATATTTGCTACTTGCTCAGGGCCAGCACTACCACGAACTTGTCCTTGACGATTGATATGGATAACACAAAAGACTGCGATATCTAGGTTCATCGTCAATGTTTTAATCTTAGTACTTATTTCATCAAGCTGCTTACGCTCATCGCCATGTTGATCAGAAACAATAATGCTGAGATGATCCACCATAATATAACGACATCCCAGTGCTGCCATGTGTCTAATCTTTGCGAGAACAATGTCAATATCATTACTACCAAAGTGATCCCAAATGACAACTCGATCATTGTCGAGAACATCTTTATAAGCCTCTCTTAGTTCTTCCTCTGTACGTTCTACATCAGGAAAATGATATGGTTTAGATTTATGAACACTCATAAGACCGATAGCTAGGTCTCGTTTTGGTTCTTCAAGGTGAAGAAAACCTACTCCAGCCCCTTCAGTAACAAGTTCAGGCTCAGTCAAGAGTTTATATTCAATCTCTTTCATGATCGTGGTCTTGCCATCACCTGTATCGGCAGTCAGAAGCACAAGTTCTGATGTTCGAATACCATATGTTTTATGGTTGAGACCTTCCCAAGGATAGGGAACTGATCTAGGTTCCCTGTACTTGATGATTTCTTCCAGCAACTCTGGATCACTGCCCAACTGTAGCCCATCAGGCATGAAGGCTGGAGCACGGAACCATTCATTGACATATTCTTTAGACAACCCCTGAATGAGATAGTCATTAGCATCCTTGGCTTTATCAAGTTTAAGTATATGAACTTTACCGGGTGCGAATAGCTGAGCTACTTCCTTAGCGGCCTTTTGTCCGGGTTCATCTGAATCAAAATTGATTACAATCTTCTCAAAGCTGTTGAGATATTCAAAGTTATTGACTATCTCTTTCTTAGCCGTGGATGCAGACATGACGCCAACATTAGCATATCGACTACCAGTAAGCTGAAACGCTGCCAATGCATCATAATAACCTTCGGTGACAGTAACGCTTTTATTACCTTCAGGGAAGAAGTTCTGGCCGAACAACGTAGCTTTATTTATATCACCTTCGCAACGAAAGTCTTTACCTTCAAAACGAATTTGGTTCGCAACGTGCTTACCTTCTTCATCAAAACGGGGAAAGACAGCCTCGATCTTAGTGCTTGGATTGATACTTACTTTGTATTTATTAATAGTAGACGAGTCCAGACCTCGGCTTTTAAGAGCTGCCTGAGGCTTGGACGCAAGAGGACGCAAGCCTCCAGCGGCTTTCTCTTTTGGTTCGATAGTAGTATCTCCGTTGTAGAATTTGATATGATCGCAGTCGAACGAGAAACAATATTCATGATCATCGTAGACTGCTAGATTATTGGCGGACCCACACTTTGGGCATGGGTCGTGCCTTATCAGTTTAGACACGGGGAATTAGTCGTCGCGCTCACCGCGCTGGTGAATGTTGGTGAGATACTCGTCTTCTACGTCATCGAATGACTCGACGAGGACGACACACTCTGTCTCTTCATTATATTGATAGCCGTCACAATACGCGGCATCCATAGCTATATCAAGACAGGTGGTGCAGGGTTCAAAAGCCTCTGCTTCTTTATTGAAGATCACTTCCTTGTCAGTCAAGGTATGATCACAGATATTACAACGCATTTCTATCTCCTGAGAATGCAACGCTTCGCAGCGTTTATCAACCCTAAGCATCAATCCTAGAGTTTAATACAATCACTTAATCTTTAGTTCTATCTTTTTCTCTATACCTTATAAGGTATTATACCAAGAAAAGACGATCATGTCAAGCTTTATTTTAGCCCTGCTTCTTTAAGGATATCGTCTAGTAAAATAGGCCTGAAATTGGTTTGTTCAACACAAACACAACGATATCGCTTATCTTCATAGTCCAGATCAGGATGAATACCCGTCTTAATTGTATTTCCGTGTAGGTGACCATGAATATTCAACTGCCACCTTCCCAATGACTGAGGATGGATAGGGATATGGGTCATAATAAAACCCTTCCTCACTACCATTGCACGTACGTCATCAAACAACTCCATGTACATTTGTCGGTGCTTGTCTGGGTCGTGGTTGCCTTTGACTAGGACTTTACGTCCATTCAACCGACCTACGCTGTTACGCATATTAGTCGCAGAAAAAGCTACATCTCCAAGAATATAAACCCTGTCTTCGTCCTTTACAAGTTCATTGTACCACTCAATAAGGTCCTCGGTCATCTTATCTGCGTCATCCCAAGGGCGAACCTTGGTTCCATCATAATTCGTAAATTTCACCATACCATGATGATAGAAATGAGGATCAGAATACAGCCACGTCTTACTCAATTGTCCATCCTTCTTCTCCGAGGTCACACCATGCTTGTAGGACCGCATCTTGCCCTTCTTTCCGACTCAAAAGCATAGAATTAATACCTGCTTCAAGCAAATCTTGAGAAATTTTAACCCAGTCTTTAAATGTCAACTCCATTATGCCCTCTTCTTTTCAATATAAGGCTCAATCCTAAAGTCAGCACAACCCATCAAAGACAAATTTCTTTGGACGTCTTTGACTAGGTCGCCTGTATAGGGCCCAGCCATGTATTCGATTTCATGGTGGTCCATTGAGTCTGTGTAATATACTACTACTTTACGCATTATTCAATCCTTTAAAGAACTCAGCATAATCCTTAATAGTTTGACCTTCAAGCCCCGGAGCAGTATTTATCTCAAGAACATACGCCTTTTGGTGTTGTTCATTCCAGATTACGTCAACGGCTCCGAAGTCGAGTTGTGTCGCTGTAAAGGCCTGAGTTGCAACTGCGACCACACATGGCGGTGGGTTGACGTTATTTCTGACAAAGACAAACCCGTTAGAGTGACTTCGGACTTGCCAGTTGGGGGTTTCACAACTAGCGTTTCTAGATTTTCTTTGGATTACGATTGTGGTGGTTTCGTCACCTGTCTTTCCAAGATGCACACGATATTCATCCTTCTTCTTTATGTATTTTACATATAGGCTGCAATCTACCAAATCATTCGGAGTGTTAGCAATAACAATCCCTGCACCACTATGGCCAGTAAGCATCGTTCGACATACAACAGGATATTCATCTTGTTGTATATCATCCTTCTGCGTCCAGAATTTAGGAATGATTTCAGGATACTGTTCCTTTATTCTTTGAAAAAAGTTCAGTTTATTACTACACCAACTAGTTAGAGAAGGTTTATTAAAAGTTATAAACTCTTCGTTACAGGGAGAGCTATTACCCCAATTAATTACTATATCGGACGGTTTTTTAATAAACTTACTGCCTTCTAGCCTTAGAACTTTGCCCAAGAGTTCTTCGGCCAGAGCCTTCGCAGACTTACTGCCTTTCTTATATGGAAGAATTCTATAACGCATTAATCATCCTCATCGTCATAATCTGGGTCAAGATACGCATCCCACTCAGCATCCACCAAAACACTGTCTCCAGCGCTGCTCACACTAGGTGGGGGCGCAGTGGGCAAAGAAGCGGGTGCCTCACTATTATAATACGACTGAAGCATACCTGCTTCTAGAGAATAGGCCGGAACTGCCATATAAGGCGTTTGTCCGGTTTCTGACCTTTCAAACGGGGCTGGCTCAGAAGAAACTGGGCTATATTCTGACCATTCTCGGCAATAGCACAAATCCTGAGCAAGCCTGACACCTTCATAAAGGGAAGACATAATCTGCTGATTATCCCAAGTAATCGTATCCTTGATCATTTGGGCTTTATTGCCTAGCAACATATAAAAGTACGCCATAGGTCCCTCACCGGAGAAACCTTCCAACAACGTCCTAGGATCAGCATACTTACCCGAGTTTTCATAAAGTCGTTGAAGAATATCTACCCAGTCAAGAATGGTAGACTTATCAGTACAGCCCCTAAGTGCTCGGATTTCAATACTCCCAAACTTACACAACGAATGAACATTGAGTCCAGCATAATGCAGACCCTCTGAAATACTCAGAGAACTACCCTGAACAAGAAATCTCTTAATTTTGGAGATAATGCCCGGAGCATCTTTAGCACGAAGACAAAAGAGATTACCAACACGATGGTCCCCACACCACTCTGTCAGAATCTCCTCTACTGAGAAATACATAGCGGAAAAGACACAAATTCTATTCAAATGCCATTTCTGAGCATTTAGGTGGACGTGAACAGATGTTCGATTACTATCATCGAGTTTCGATCCATACTTCTCGAACATATCCCACAAATCGTCAATCGCTTTATTGACTTCGCTAAACTTCAGCGGCTTGGCGAAAACATACTCAGCATTGTCGTTACCCCTAAGACTGCCGTCTTTGTGATATTTCCATTGACTAGGAATAAACTCGGGGTTGACAGCATTACGACCATCGTATTCGTGTTTAGGGAATTTGTTTCCTTCAACCTCAATCTCGATACCAATATCACCAGCTACTTTCTTTGTCCGCATAAGAGTAGCGATGTTGAATCCTGGAGCATCTGAACTATTCTTTCTAACCCAAGGATTAGTGTGAGAAGACATTTAAATTTCCTTTACTAAGATATCTTGAAAAAGATTAAGGTCGTCTACAACTTCTTTAGTGTGTTTAAATTTAGGAGCGATAGTAATACTGCTGAAGTCACCGTTAGGAATATACCCAACGATATCAGACTTATATGCTAAAAACAACAGATCAACAGGACCTCGTATGAATGCGAAATTCCTGCTAAAAGCCATTCCTGTATTTACTATGGCTGGGTCCGATAAATTCTTAAGACATTCGTCTGGGTTTGGATAATATCCCATAATAGTAGAAAACATATGAAATCCTGTAAGGTCTGGGATATTTCCTCTTGGCACGGCTTTATCAGAACCATTCGTAATATCGTAATACATCAGCATATTTCTCGTAAGACCTTGCTGTGTGTTACGAACTGGGCTACGCTCTATATATATAACGAAGCCATTACTATTACACATTCCGAGAGGGAATGGTCGGAACTTATTGAATAAAGGTGAATTAATGTGTTTTCGAATAACACCCGAGTCTTTGTTCTCATCGAGCCATTGATCCATCTTCTCGCCCCTGCTAGGCCCACCTGGCTCATCAAACCATTCGTATGGGATTGAGACTCGTTGCATGGCCAAGCCTTCAGGGTTGCCCATAGCATCTAGATATACTCTAAATATCCCATCTGGTTTATGATTTGTTATACAAAGAATATAATATGGCTTATCGTCATAGAGAACTACTGTGTGTTGAAGCCTCATGTTAGCTTCATTTATGCTCTCATAAAAATTAGGTAGCTGAGCCATTAAAAACTCATAATCGGAAAATGAAACTTATCTTCCAACGTCTTGTTTCTAGTAGAAGTATTAATAGATTCAATCAATGCGTCATTGAAGCTAAATCCAAAACCATCGTCCAGCTTTTCTGCAATATCTGGGCTGTAGGCCTGACGCATATTCCAAATTGCTTTCTGCATACGGTCCCATACTGCCTTACGCCTGCTGGCGTTCAACAGCCAGAAGTTAGACAACGTCCTGTATTCAACTCCATATGGCTTAAACCGCATACTTCCGGCCTTGCCATACAACCGACGACGGAGCTTATCTTTATCCATTCTCAGGGACCAGCTCGCCAAATACCAATCAAGCTGTTTAACAAGTTCTCGGCAATTCTTAATGTGCTGCTCATTCATCATGTCGGCATCATCGGTCCAGCCATAGTGGAGATGGCCACCAGCACACCTCAGACGCGGGTTTTCAAGGTCTTCAGGAGGGGAGTTAACCGTGCCTGTCCAAGCATTGAAATCCGGAGAACATCCGAGAACCTTGGCCGTGTCAGACGACTTCTCCCACTCCTTTTCAGAGAAAGTAGCTGACGGAGTACAGACAAGTTTATGTCCTTCCGGAAGGAACTTTTCCAGTTCTGCCATAACAGTTGTAATGTTACGTTCGAACTCTTTAAATGTTCGAACCGGATCAATATTAAACTCGGCAGCCATACCATCTTGCTGCACAGCACCATACTTAACCGGATAAGGTTCTGCCTTAGTTCCGGGAATGATGTTATCAGGGGATACGAAATCACCGTCCGAATTAACAATAAACAGTTCGGGATCACACCCAAAGGTGAGACCTTCCATTGCTACCATTCCAACCAATTTATTACTCCAACTAAGCAGCTACTACAGCCAAAGCTGTAGAATTATTCAACTTCTTCTTAAGTTTTTCAGCGTAAGATACTACTTCATCTTTCGATGCATAAATACGGGTAATACCGTTTGTGTCCGCACATTCTGGACAAACAATCAATCCTTTGTCTTCGTAAATTGCGAGACCTTTATCATAATAGCTTACATTAGCAGAACACCATGCGCAACCATAGCGACTATAATTGAGAAATTCGGCCTCTGTCATGTAATTACCCAACGGACAATTATCATCACATGGAATTGGTACCAGTTCCTGAACTTTATCCGTATTGGCACCACATGTCGAACCATTCGTCGTCTTCCCACGGGGGGGTTGTTGCTGAAAAGGGGAATGGGCATAACTATATGCCGCCACAGGCTCCCTTCCTTTGATTACCTTAACTCTAGGTTTTGGTCGAACATCTCCACCTTCTGCTAGCTTTTCTAGATCAAAAGTATATAACCAGTCCTTCTCCATCTCCCAGAAGCAATGACCCTCCTTTGTCTTGAACAGTTTGTATTCGTGAGCAGGAAGAGCCAAAGAAGTGGCAGCCCTAATCATAGGCCATTCACTGGCCCAGATAATCTTTTTGTAATCTTCAGTGTATGCGAACCACATAGGGCGATGTTTATTTCGCAGGAAGTTAAGGGTTTTCTTCGCTGTATCAACCCAAACAAGAGCCCAAGCCCCGTCAACCGAGGATTTTCCTTCCTCCATCAACCCGACTGTAGCCTCAATTCCGATTTTGTCTATACAAGCAATGATTGCCTGACTGTCTACGTCGGTTTCATACCCAAGGGCGTTGTTCAATCTCTTCCAAGACTCGGCATCAAGAGTCCCGTTATGGGCACCAACTATATCGCCATACTCGAAAGGGTGGGCATTTGCACCATTTACCTTTCCTTTAGTGGCAGCCCGATTGTGGCCAATAAAAGCCAAAGACGAGTAGCCCGATACCGCTGTAGT